GTTATCATTATGTCCGTCTTGCTGTCTTTCACCTCCTGCATCGTGCGGACATATGTCACTTCCAAACCGAGGTGTTTCTTTGCCTGACTTACGAACTCCACGATCACACGCTTAGGGCACACTATCAACCCCTTGCCTCCCTTGTGCTTCAAAATGATGCGGATAATCTCCAACTGCGTTACCGTCTTCTGCATACCGAACGATGAGAATATAGCACGGCAGCCACCTTTGATTGCCCACTTTACCGTGTCCTTTACGTGCGGATATAACATCGGGGTTATATCTTCATCTTTGATTTCAAACCCAGTGTCATGGCTGATAGCCATTTTGTTTTTAAGAAATTCTATGTATTCCATATTGTTGTTTATTTTTTGTTATTTTCCCGTGTATGCCATTTTCTTTATCATGGGCATATAGTTAGTTACCAACGTTACGATATCGTCGTGTAGCGCAGTTTTACCGTTGCATACGGCTCTTGATTGAATAACCTTCCATGACTTCATATTTACCTCGATAGTCTCCAGCCTCTTACCTGCCTTATCCCTTGCGGATAATATCAAGCTGTCCGGATGTCTGTTTTTGTCATAGTAGCCCATGGCATACACACAATGGTGCATGGCTACTCCCTCCTCGAGGAACTCCCTTACACTACGTAAAGGTTCTATGTGTATCTTCTTATCTCCGAAAGACAGTCCGACAAACCTCTGCATTCTCTCTTTGTATTGTTCATCTTGTTTTTCTATTTCCTCCGCCTTACGCTCCAACTCTTTTTTAGCTTCTATCTTATACTTCTTTTCCAACAGCCTGTCATGTGCTGTTTTCAAGTCAATAGGGCAAACATACTTTGCGTTATGTGTATCGAGATTGAAGTACCGTAATAGTTCAAGATAGTCCATGTAAAGACTGCCGTCATTCACAATATACTTGTTTCTCTCACAGATCCGTACTGCATGCTGCCATCTGCTGCGGTCTTTCAGATGTCCCCCTGCGTGCTGCCAGAAACCCAATATTCCATATTGCCTATGTTTAACTAACTCTTCTGCAAAAGGGTCTTCCATGTTGATTAACGACTTCATCAACGGGATAACTTCAATCTCTCTATCTTTCAGTATATCCATCGACCAGCCGTTTCTTTTCAACAATTTTGTAACGGAGCCACGAGCATACATATAGTTGCCCGTTATATCGAATACATCTTCATAGGCGACATACCCAGTCGCACCTCCGTTGTGGTTCTTGATATTCATCTCGCTCTCATACCTCCAGCCGAAATGATACATACCCCTCGTGTAGTCTCTTCCGATAATAGTTTCTTTACCTTTCTCGTTTATCCAGCTCTGCCACAACTCTATCATTTCATACCTCGTGTAACTGCATTCTCTATTACTCCTGCTTACTTCAAACGTCCTTATGACCTGATATCCCTTGTGCGCCTGGAACAGCGTAAAATACCGTGACGTACTCTTTTCTGCTCCTGCATCTCTGTAGTATGTTAGCTTCAGATGCTTTCCACATTGCGGACATTCATAGCCGTCAGCACAACCAATCGCAACAGCCAGCAGCGGTGTGGATAATCTCGAGCTGTGTCCGCAACATTGACACCACACCCAGCCGTTTTTCTTATATATGCCGACATTCTCGAAGCAGTGTTCGTACGCATACCTCTTCGCCGCTTCACCGATAGGCTTCAGTTCCTTAGAAAGGGATAATACCTTCTTCTGTTCCTTTGTCCTTGCTTTCATCTTTTTGCTCGTCTATAGGTTCATACTGTCCGTTACAATGCAACAGGTTCAAGCCACATTCTACCGTCGGGCCGATATCGACAGAGTTGCGGCAACTCTCACACAGTCCCCAATATCTGTCTTCCATTACCATTGCCCTCCGAACAAATCTCCCTGCATCGCATTTTCTTTCTCGCGCTTAGCTTCCAGCTCCTTGCGTCTTTTCTCTTCCCGTGCTTTCTCCCTTTCAGCTTTGCGCACAGCTTCCTCCTCAGCTTTCCTTTTCACTTCTTCCTGATAGCGTTTTACCGCTTCTTCCTTTGCTTCTGCTTTCTCTTCCTCGGACAAGTCTACATGGGTATTTACAACAACCCTCGTGACACTGTTCGTTCCCGGCTTTTTCAATTCCTTTTCATCAATGAAATGTCGGGCCATGCCGTATATCTCCTCGTCGGCCCAGCCACTACGTTTTGCCTTACTTACTTCTGCCAGAATGTAGTCACATACAACCTCCGGTGTCTTCTCCGGCTGTTCCTGCATCTTCTTAGCAAATTCACGATCTGTTTCAGCTTCCTTTTTCAAGAATGCCTCAATCGTGTCGATAAATAATTTCGTTGCTTTCATACGTTCTATATTTGCGTTATGTCTTATGTTTACATATCCTCGGCGTTCCGTCTCCTGTAACAGCTCCCAGTCTTCGTCGGCTACCATTACCGGCCACGTCCCATTTATCGTCATGGCCCTTGGAAATCTGAAACGCTTCTGTATCTTCCTTATCGTTCCAATATCGTTTGTTCGATAGTAGATTGTGATTATATGCATTTTCTTTCCCTTTCAGCCTTGAGCCTTTCGTATTCCTCTCTCGATATTGCGTTCTTCATGTCCTCCTTGTGCTGCTCCTCTCTCTGCCTTGACAGTTCTCTGTCTATCAAAATATTTCTATCATCGACAAAGGCTTTGAAAGCTCTCAATATTCGCACGGCATCTACACAACCGAACATCTCCCCGTAGTCACCATATTTCAGCCGCTGAAAGAAAAGCATTATCTCCGTCAGCTTCAAGTAGTAGTACCTGTTCTGTATCATCCGTGACAGCTCTTTAATCACAGCATAAGAAGCTTTGTTATCTTCTTTCACACCTACGAAGTTCTGATAGTCGTCAAGTTCAATTGCAAGCCAATCGTTCGCCACCTGCTCGCCGTATTCCTTTCTGACAGTTGCAAGCGTCGGGGCTTCGCACGTCACACAGAACGTAGGGTTACAGGCTAAGGCTGTCTGCTCTGAAGGGTTAAATGCTTTCAACAGATTGCGAGCTTCCTCTTTCGTCTTACATATATCGACTGATGATGTCCCTTGCAATCTCGTTATTTCGTTCCTGCTTCTTTGTAGCGTTGTCTTTATATCCTCCATTGTCTTTCGCTTTTTGTTTTCCATTACTTAGCCACCGATTGACCATGCTGTCGATGCGCTTGATTTTCTGTCCCGTAGAAGTTACCCAACCCTGGGCGTCGTAGTAGTAGTAGAATTGTTTAGCCTCCTCTTCACTCATTCCCTTCTCGACACATATTGCCGTAACTTCTTCAAGGCTCGGTGGTGGTATCTCTTTTTTCACTTTTTTCTCTTCGTCGAATTTTAACCCTAAATCATCAAGTGAAACTTTTTTTCTTTTTATATTTTCTTTTTTTAAACTAGTCTTAGTCTTTATATAATGAAGGTTTAAACTAGTCTTAGTATTTATATCACATTGGGTATCACATTGGGTATCACATTGGGTATAATTTTTATACCCCAAAATGCTATATTTTGAAGTCTCTCTTTTGCTATTTGAAGCTTCATAAGCAATCAAATTAGCTTTGATGAGAGTAGCTCGTGCCTTAATCAAAGTTGCCTTTGTTGTGTCAATATTCGCCATGATTTGACGATTTGACAGTCCAAACGAATGCTTCCACCCGTATTTGTTTGCAACACTTAAAAGATAGAAATACAAATATCCCTCTGTTGATGTAAAGCGGTACTCTTGAGCTATGTCCCAATATTCGTTAATGAGTTCAACATAACCTTTCATAAGCTGCCGTTTATATAATCACTTACCGCTTTTTGAAATTCTTCCAGCGAATGACAAACAACATATTTATTTTTCATCTTTCTTGCCAACTTCTCATAGTCTTTTTGACTTTTTGACTGCTTACCGACCGGCGTCTTCATCTCAATGGCGAGTGAAGCATATCCGCCTATCGGTACCTGCAAGATAAGGTCAGCCACACCAGACCGTACGCCCTCATCTCGCATAATCTTTGCCGTCCACGCATTCCTCGCCCCACCGTTAGGCACAGCAAAGAACAGCGGTTCAATGCTCGGGTAGGTCTTCCTGAACCACTCCACGCACTGCTTTTGTATCTGACTTTCTGTTAATGGTTTCATTCTTAATATTCTCCTTTGAACATATTAAAGGCAGCATCTAACAGCATCTGCTGCGTGCTGACCTTCTTTTCTTCTACATTGTCAATCGTACCTGTTACTCCATTCGCTATATCTTTCTTCGTCTGTATCAACTGATACATATATTCGTCTATCGTTTCCTTTCCTAACAAGTATGTACACGTTACAGCGTTCTTTTGCCCGTTTCTGTGCGCTCTATCCTCCGCTTGACAGCAATCTGAATAAGTCCACGGGAACTCGATAAACAACACGTTAGAAGCAGCTGTAAGCGTTAAGCCAGTACCACCGCTTCTGTAGTTGAGAATAATGAGCTTCGTCTTCGGGTCTTGCTGAAAAGCATCAACACTTCTCTGCTTAGCTCTGTCGTCATCGTCACCCGTTACCGTTACCGCTTTCGGGAACTCTTCTTTGAGTTCTGAAACAACCTGCTTCAGGAAACAGAAAACTATCAGTTTCTCGCCTCCGTCAATCGTGTTATGAATAATGTCGATAGCTGCCTTAATCTTTCCCTTTGAGGATATTTGCTTCAAGATACCCATTTTCACCATAACAGCGCCGCGGATAGCTCTCTGTATCTTATCGTCATCTGCTTTCTTAAACTCTCGCAGATACTGAATAACATCCCTTTTTGCCTCGTTATACTCTTTCCTGTTCTCAATATCAACAACCAAGTACGAACGTGTCTTATCTGGCAACCACTTCAAGACGTCTTTCTTCTGTCTTCTAAAGAAACAGAACTTGTTCAGATAGTAGTTGAGTTCCTTGAGGTGACTTGACTTGTTGTCCCCGGCACAATACCTCTCCATGAACTTTGTATATCCTCCGAAATCCTCCAGCCTCTCCATGATGTTAAGCTGCTGTACTAAATCGACATTATTGTTTACAACCGGTGTTCCAGTCAGTTCAAGCACGAACTCCTTGCCCTTAGCTATCCCCTGCACGAACTTACTTTGCTGCGTCTTACTGCTCTTACATTTGTGACTTTCATCAATAATCACAGACCGAAACAGATTTATCCGCTCGTCAAATTCAACACTTCTAAGCGTAAACCGTTGCTGGCTTTTTATCCTCTTGACAAAATACTTCTTCAAGCTTTCATAATTCGTAATAAAGACCTTTGCCAAAGGCTCGCCTTTTTGGTTTTTTATTTTCCAGAATTGCTGCCAGTTTAATCTGTTGTCATCACTCAATATGACAGCCTGCACATCTCCAAACTTCTTAAATTCTCGCTGCCAATTCACTTTCAACGAGGCTGGACATATTACCAGCGCAGGCCACGCTCCGCTCGCCGTCATCGTTCCTATTGCCTGTGCAGTCTTTCCCAATCCTGGCTCGTCTCCCATGATGCATCTTTTCTTTTGCAGTGCATACGCGATACCCTCTTTCTGATATTCGTAAGGCTCCAATGTCATATTATGAGGTACTTCCAGTTTAGGCATCGACTGCACTTCGTAGCTCTCGACCGGTTCTTCGTCTTTCAACCATTTAACAGACACACATAAACTCCGCCGTACGGCCCAATCAGCCATTAACCGCAGATAGTTCTCATCAACAGTCGAAACCTCCCAAAAGCGACCGTCAGCCCTATATTGAGCTGACGGTATTCTCTTAATGCAGGCGACTAACAAGGGATGATAAGCAAACGACACCTTATAGCAATTAGGCGTCAGTGTGTACGTCATTACGTTTAGTCGCATAGTTTCTTAGGCTACAGCCTCTTTCTTTTTTTTACCTGTTTTCTTACTTTTCTTTACAGTTGTCTCTATCTTCACCGTTGGCACTTCGCTAGCCTCTACACCCTCAAACGGGTTTCCTGCTCCCTCGAAGTCGAGCGTACTCTCTTTCAGTCCCCACTTACGCTCGGTTACATACTGCTCTGCTTCATACTTCAAGTTGTCAATAGCAAGTGACATCTCTGAAAGATATTCGTATCTCTCATCGTCAACAACGTTGACCTTTGGGGCATT